CGTGGGTGACGGCGTGACAATCGCGGTCACTGACAGCGACTAATACTGACTACGGGGGCGGGCAGACCGCCCTCGTACCTTTTGGAGATTGGTCATGGCCCAGGGCGATACAAGCATATCTATTTGCAATCAGGCGCTACTGTTGTTGGGCGATGAAAGTATCTCATCTTTTGACGATGGCACCGCCGGTTCTCAAGCTTGCTCTATCGTTTATGACATGGTCAAGAACTCTACTCTCGGCATCTTCTCTTGGTCCTTTACTGTGGCCAAGGTTGAACTGGCCAGAAGCACCAACACACCAGCATCAGAGTGGACCTACGAATATATTCTGCCGAGTGACATGCTCACCGGCGTACCTCGCGCTGTTCGCACAAGTTCGGCGGCAAATGCCCCATTGGTGCGGTCCTACGAGATAAACCAATCAACCGGCGGTCTATCGGTCCTGATGACCAACGAGACTAGCATCTTCATAGATTACCAAAAGGCGGTTCCCGAAGCGCAAATGCCTTCATACTTTATCACGCTGATGGTTTACCAACTTGCGTGGCACTTGGCCGAGGTCATTACTGACCAGACCACCAAGTCACAATACTGGCGCAGCATTGCCCTTGGCTCACCGAGCGAGAACTTCCGAGGCGGTTGGCTACGTCAGGCCATGTCTATGGATAGCAGCGGCACACCGCCCAGCGTTATCTCTGACTATTTGCTGACTGACATCAGATGAGCCGCACCCAACAATATCAAGCAAGTTTTACGGTCGGTGAACTGGACCCGCTCCTGCGCGGTCGCATTGACTTGCAGCAATACTATTCAAGCGTGGACCTTGCCGATAATGTTGTCTTTGAACCTCAAGGCGGGTTCTCTCGCCGCCCAGGCACTCGGTTCGTGCATGACCTTACGGCAGACAATCCCAACAACTCTGTGGTCCTTATCCCGTTTGAGTTCTCGACCACCCAGAAATTTATGATTGTGGCGTCTGCCTACAACACCAGTTCAACAATCCGCTTTCGTTTCTTCGCAGACCAGACGCAGATAGAAAACCTCAACAGTACGACCAACGAGTACATAGATTACTCGGTCGGCACATTGTACAGCGTGTCAGCCTTTGACCTTCAGAAGCTATACTTTACGCAGTCAGCCGACACGCTGATTTGTACGCATGAGAACTTTGCCCCGTTCAAAATTACGCGTGGCGCGAACAACCAGACTTGGACTATTGCGGCCCTCACCCTGACAGTCCCCAAGACGGTATTCACTGCGAACAATACAAACCCAGCGGCATCAATCACGCCGGACGGCACAACCGGCAATGTCACAGTAAGCGCCGATGCTGACATATTCTCAGCCGCCAGCGTTGACCAGTACATCAATGTTCTCAGCGATTTTGGCCGTGCCCGCATTACCGAATATGTAAGCGCCCGCCAGGTGCGTGTGATTACCGAGGTGCCATTTGCTCGGTCTGAAACGCCGATAAACAGAACAAACACGTTCACAATAAAGGTCTTTGACCACGCCAATATTGCGACCGGCTCAACCATTGTTTTTAAGAAAAATGACGGCACAACAACTACGCTCACCAGCCTGGCTGTTGATGCTACCGACAGCGACAATGTTGATGATACTAGCCCAGACTTTGCGCCTGCGGTTGGTAACAATACGACCGCTGACCGCATTGCCACTGCTATAAATAACTGCACTGGGTTCACGGCGGCACAACCCTCCGGTGACACTGTCACCGTTACCAGAACGACCACTGGGGCAAATAACTTGGTAGTTACTACCAGCGACAGCACACGCTTGGCAGTCACCGATTTTGTTTCCAGCCCGCAATGGGAACTTGAAGCGGGCTATGAAGATAGCTTTTCCAACACTCGCGGCTGGCCTAGAACGTGTACGTTCCATGAAGGTCGCTTGTATCTCGGCGGTAGTGCGTCTGAACCAGCCACGCTGTTTGGTTCCAAGGTATCCAACTTCTTTTCATTCAAGGCATCAGAAGGGCTGGACGATGACGCCATCAAGGTGACACTCAGCACCGACAGCGTGAACGCAATCACTGCTATGCGCTCTGGCCGTGACCTTCAGATATTCACCACAGGGGCTGAGTTCTTTGTGCCTCAAGCCGATTTGACGCCAATCACGCCGTCCAATGTGACGGTCAAGTCAGCGACCCGGCGCGGTTCTAAGTTGGGATTGCGCCCACAGGCGGCTGAAGGCGGTACGCTGTTTATGTCGAAAGAAGGCAAGGCACTTAGAGAAATGTTGTTCTCTGATGTCGAACTGTCCTACGTGGCCAACAACATCAGCTTGCTCTGTTCGCACATGATACTGGACCCACAGCGGATGGCGCTTAGACCGGCTACAGACACCACTGAGGGTGATTTGTTGCTGGTTGTTAACGGCACATCCACAACAGGCTACAGGGCCGCTTCCACAGGCTTTGCGGGCAATATCGCGGCGTTTATGCTGAACAGGCCACAGCAAATTGTGGCGGCTAGTACGTTCTCGACCGATGGTGATTTCATCGATGTCGCGGTGGATGGCGATACCATCTATTGCATTGTCAAACGCACTATCGGCGGTGCCGCGAAGTATTACATAGAAACCTTTGACGATGACCGCACCACCGATTGCAGCTTGCAGTATTACGCTAACCCGGTCGCGCCTGACCAAGCACTGCCCAGCAACACAACGGCGGGTTCTTTGGCTCACATTGAGGGCGAGGTGGTCAACGTAGTGCGCGATGACATCGTTGACGCTAACGACACGGTCGCATCGGGCAATGTCACACTGGGCGGCGTTCCGGCAAGCTATGCCGAGGTGGGCCTTCCCTTCACGCCAACCGTAACAACTCAACCGTTTGAGCCAAGGGCCAAAACTGGCTCTAGCCAATCAGCCCGGCGGCGGGTGGTCGAGGTGACGCCAATTTTGGACAACACGCAGAACCTGACCGTCCAAGGCAAAGAGGTTCAGCTTCAGACCTTGCCCCTATCCGGCACCGGGTCAGTCCCAACCTTTACCGGCGTCAAAAAGCAAATGGGGTTTCTTGGCTACAGCCGTGATGCCCAGATAACAATCAGCCAATCACAGCCAGTGTTCTTCACGGTCTTGGCCCTTGATTATAAAGTGAGTGTAGGCGCATGAGCGGCATGGAAATGGTTATTATTGGTGCGCTGGTCTCAGGGGCATCAGCGGCGGCTGAAGGTCGGGCCAAAGTTGAGTCGGCAGAGTATCAAAGAAATTCCTACTACAGCAATGCCCGCCAAGCGGAATTAAAAGGGCGCGTTGATGCCCTGGCTTATAAGCGTGAAGGCATCGACATCTTGAGAAATGTTCAAAAGACACTGGCCACGGCTACGGCCCGCGCTGCCAGTGGTGGCCTTGCGCCGTATATCTCTGGCGAAAGCACGGCAATGATTAACATAGCGAGTATGCGAGGCGCGGCTGACGAGTTCAGCATACAGTCAGACAACGCCTCACTGGCTCAAAGCATGTCGCAAATGCAAGCCGACAATTTTAGACTAGCCGGTGATACTGGTCTTCGTATGGCGCAGAAAGCTGCCAAGCGCGGGGTGATTAGCGCCGTGGTTAAGGGCGGGCTTATGGGTGCAAGTAGTGGTGGATTTACCGGCAATAGTATGCAAAGTTTAGTTTCTGCGCCCGGCTATGGGCCGGTGGTGCCGACCTAATGGCTGAACGTCCAACATATCAGCGTCGAGGCGCACAGCTTAGACTGCCGACATTCCAAGATGCGGTGGGTCAGGTTGCGGCTAGAGGTGCGGCACAGAAGGCTCAAGACTTGGGCCGGATGACCCAGTTTTTCTTGCAGCAAACGCAACAGCAAGCTGAGATTGCGGGCTCAGAATATGGGGCGCTACACGCGCCTACGCAAAAGCAACTTAAAGACGCTATGGAGAATAAGGGTGACATTGACCTACCCGGTGGAAAGTACACTGTTTCGGGTCGAGCCGCCCGCCAAGCAGCCTTGGCAATCACCAGCGATAACCTACAGCATTTGGCGCAAACTAGAATAACCGAGATTGTTTTGGATGCGTATAAAACCCAGAAAAACCCCACAGATTTGGCCACAGAAGTTGACGCCGTTATCGCCGGATATGGTGACATCTTGGACAAAAACGCCCCGACACTGGCGCTTAACTTCCGCGCAAAAATGGGAATGTATGCCCACCGGGAATATGAGGGCTACGCCAAGAGCCAGATAAAAACTAGCACTTCCAGCAACAAAGCCAGTGTTACGCAAATACTTATTGATGAACGAACGAACATTGCAAGTGGGGGCGTGATTCAATAATGGCTGAACAACGGGGACAAGACGTAAGGCAATATGTCAGGGATTTGGACAACAACGTCCGAGGGCTTGGCAATTACCCGTACGGTATACAAGAAAAATTTGGGGAAGAAGCTGCGGCTGGCCGCATCAATTACATTCACTACTTTGATGATAAACGGGGCGATGGTACGCCAATTGTTAAGCCGTACACTCGCGGAGACGCCCGCCGAGCGGGCAAGTTAAAGCCAGCCTCACAGTATGACATTGATGAAACTGTGCCGCCAACACTGGGCGAAAAATACCAGATTATGCGAAACGACCAGCTTAACCGGGCTGTTCGCGCTGGGTACACTGCTAGTGAATTGCGGCAACTAGCCAACAATTTTGATGAAAGTGTTGTGCAGGGCAGCGTCAATGCCATCGGCCAATATGTTGCCACGGCCAAAGACCCGCACCGCGCTTATCTGGACGTTCTAAACTATCCCAAAATTGCCGCCGGAATAATTAAGCCAAAGGTCAATGCGGGGCTGCCCGCGCATCTAGGCGAGGCATTTGACCTGTTGGTCAACATGGATGACCGGCAGAAGGTAATAGACAACGCGCTCAAAGCTTGGACCGATGCCCAAAGGCTAGTGGACCTACAAGCCAAAGCGGACATCAACGCAAACAAGGCAGACATAAGTGCGGGCGAAAAAGCGTTTAATGTGCTTCTAAGCCAATACGGTTCTGAAGACCTGCAAGACGCAAACTTCTTAGAGCAAGCCCAAGCAATTATTGATGACATGGGTGCGCTTGGTTATGACGCCGCCAAGCTGGAAAAAATGGAAAGCCTCATTGTTACCGGGACTGTGTTCACTGAGGAAAGCACAACAGGGACCAGCATTGTATACGCACCTAGGTCAGTCAGTGACATTAAGGTTATGATTGAACGCCGCATCTTGCGAGAAGACCCCAGCCTTGGACTAGGTGAATTAGCAGACTTGCTGGCTGACAAACAGCTATCGTATGAGGACTACCTAGACCTATCTAAGCAAGTGGTCGGGGTGATGGACGAGAACGTCAAGGACGCTCTGGCCAGTGTCCGGCCCGCACTGCCGGAAGGCTTGCAATTGTTTAGCACACAACAGAATGCACAGTTAAACCGCTACACCGCGCTCAAGAAAGACCTGTTGAAAGAACAACGGTTGGCTGTCTTACAAGAGACAGAGTTCAACCCGTTTGAGTGGGTCGAGAATAACAAAGACAACTACTTCAACACAGAGCAAACAAGTACTGAGGACCAGCTAATTCTGGACTTACAGCCGTATACTTTCAACAGCGAAGTTCTAGGTTCAGTCGCGCTTGATGCAGCTATTGAGGCGGCCACCCGTGCTGATGGGGCTGATGCCCCAGCTACAAAGGCGCTTGTCGAACTTAAAGACCGTGCCCGCGCTTACATTACTAGCGGCAAAAGCATTCAAAACTGGAATAGCCAATGAGTGACGCATTCAGCAATTTATTCCACAATAATTACGGAGTGGACGGCGAAAAGTTCATAGCCAAACCACCGGGCGCTGAATACCCTATGATGTATTCCGGCAAGCCACCATTGACGTGGGGCCAGTACGAACCCGGTGTAATGGCAGACACACCGGAAGCAGTGGCAGAGGATAAGCGGAAGCACGACTTTCATGGTTCACCAGCGGACCAGGCGTTTATTCAACAGATGCAAGAACAGCCGGAAGGTTCGCAAATAACTGACGAGGCTTGGATTGGTGCGTCTAAGAACCTTTACCATTACATGAACCCTACAAGCCAAGCGCAAACAGAAGAACTGGCCAAATACAATTTGACGCCAATCTCCTCGGAATCTTTTACTGATGAAGACTACGCCAATTGGGGCGTCAATTTCATGAGCAAGTTCAACTACAATATCACGGCCATGCTGTTTGACGTTAACAAATTAAGCGGTGCCCCGTCAGAAGTAGCGGCCAGCATGTATTACATGATGGAGACTGCCGACCGGGACGGCTTGCTGCTAGAGAACTTCAAGCGCGGGTTCAGTAACTTTATGACAGACCCCACCACCTACGTTGGTCTCAGCACTCTTGGCATTGGCATGGTCGGCACTCAGTCCGGCAAGCAGCTATCCAAGATGGCATTTAAGGATGTGCTTAAAAACATTGTGATGAACCGTGGCGGTGCGGCGGGTGCGGTGGCTGGTGTTGAAAGCATGGCCTATAGCGGCATTGATAATGCCGCCCGCCAAGGTGTTAAGATAAACGCTGGGCAGCAAGACGAGGCAAACGTTGGGGAAACTGCTCTGTCACTTGCCTCCGGTTTTGTTCTAGGCAATCGTTTGGCGGCGGGCCTTCCGGCGGTTGGTGAGACCGTGATGCGAACAGCACAGGCAATACCTGATGTTGTCAGCGCCGTTGGTGATGAACTTACGTCAGGCGCAATGTACAGCAACCCGGTCGGTGTGGTGGCTGATGCTGTTGGCAGCGTTATGGAACAAACAGATGCCGGTTTAATATCAACCCGTTTACCAACTGCCGTAAAATCAACAGAAGACCCGTTGACCGAAAATCTGACTATTGGGTTGGCAGAAACAAAGGCCGATGCCAAGCTGTACGAACACAACGTCAACATCACAAAAGACTACCCCAACATGCGGGCTGCTCCAGACGCAACAACAGATGAAACAGCCGAGCAATTTATTGAACACGCAAAAGAGAACTTGCTGTATCTGCATGACAAAGTGCCAGAAGAAACTCGACCGCGCAGCCAAATGTGGTATGATGGTGCTAGGGCTGTCACCGACCGTTGGGTCGAAGAGTACGGCATCCCAGATACGTCAATCGCTGGCGTTCTAGCGGCGTTATCTCCGCAAAAAGATTGGTATCAAAACGCTGCGCTTGCCGAAAAGACAATTTCTATTGCCACACAGCAAAAAGACACTCGCGCTTCAAATGAAATGATTGACCTGTTCTACAGCCTCAAGGACGGCAAGGGCAAACCTGTCTTTGACAAGCCGCAATACCGGCCAATGATAGAAGCAATACAAGGCAAAACATACGCAGAATTGACGCATGAAAACCCAACGGTTGAACGCGCCATGAAAGCACTTTTCGTTAGGCTGTATGACCAGACCTACAACACGCCAGAGTACAGAATACTTAGCCCAGAAGGTGAGTTCTTAGACTTGGCAAGGAATGCGGACGGTGCGCCGTCAAAAGCTGGTTGGGGGTCTCTCAACGAAATTGGTAAGGCAATTGGTGCGATTGAGGCCAACGGTGATGTCAACATTATTTCGCCGTTAATGGGCGAAAGACACAAAGTTCGCAATTTCTATAACAACATCTATGCGCCCAACTCTAAACTAGGCGAGGTTACAATTGACACCCATGCGGTTGCCGCCGCGCTATTACGCCCACTGTCTGGCAACTCTCTTGAGGTTGACCACAACTTTAAGAACCAATCAATCACTGGCAGAGGAACAACAAAAGGTTCAAGCGTATCTGGCGTTAACGGCAACTACGGCCTGTATGCAGAGGCGTATAGACGAGCCGCTGCCGAGCGGGGCATTCTACCCCGACAAATGCAATCAATAACATGGGAAGCGGTGCGGGGTTTATTTACTGATACTTTCAAATCAAATGCAAATAATGTTGCTGAAATCGATGCAATTTGGCAAAAGTATAAGAGTGGCGAAATAGAACTGGACGAGACAAGGAGACAGGTAAATGACCGAGCCGGTGGCATCAACCCTCCAACCTGGCAGTAACGATGAAACGCTTGCTCTTATGGAAGCATTCGAAATGCCAATGACGCGAGAAACATACCTTGAGTTAGCCTTTATGGGCGAGGCTCCAGACGAACTGTCGGCAGAGCAAGAAGCTGATTTGCCGGAGCAATTTAGGAAAGACTGAACATGAGTGTGCTTGGTGACGAAACCATAGGCCCAGAACCACAACAACCAATGGTGGCCCCCGCTGTTGTTGAGGAAATGACGCCCCCGGTCGAGCCGGAGCAAGAGGGCGTTGAGGTTGCTGGCCCCGGTCGGCTTGGTGCCGCCGCTGGTCGTTTTATTCAGCGCAACACACCGGGCATTGGCGAGTTCGCAGACGTTACCACCCGCCCCGGCAATGACGTATCAGACGCCGCTGCCGGTCGAGCCGCGCAAACCCTACAGTCTACCGGGACAATGCCACTGGCGGTCGTTGACAAGGGCGATATCATTACGCGACCGGCTACCGCTGAAGAGATGGCCGAGTTAACCAAGTACCGTGACGAAGGCGTTGACCTCCCCGGCATTGATGTCATCCTGCCCAACCTGTCAAAGATTGGCCTTGGCCAAGTCGGTCCAAGTGCTGACGGCACACCACTGAATAGAAACCTGGCAGACAGCGACCTTTCACCAGAAGAACTGGACTTGCGCCGTCTTATCACGGCCACCTTTGATGCCTACAAAGACACGGTTGCGTCCAGCGGGCAGCGCATTCTAAGAAAAGGTGAACGAGGCTTTGCGGACATCATAGCGGATGCTGACCAGATTGGTTCTGTTGATATCTTCCTAGACCTAATGAACCGCAAGCCTGGGGACCGGCCATTCACAGACAGCGAGTTACTTGCGGCACGGCGTACAACCGCTGCCCTGCAAATGGAGACATTGCGTCTAATCCGAAAAGCTAAAGAAACTGGTGACCGAATTGACAAGGCCCGCGCAGCCCAAGCATTTGCCCTAGAGGGTTATGCCAGTATTCAGTTGGTTGGAGTGCAAGAAGACATTGGACGTATACAGGTGTCCAATAAGATTATTAGTTCGCCAAGCAGAGAACGTACTGATGCCATGCGGACGGTGTTAGAAAACCGAGGCGTAAACCCTGGAGCCACGGCGCTAATTGATGCCACCAATGTTGACCAGTTCTTAGAGGCCAATGGTGGCGAGGCTGCAATTGACTTCATGCTCCAAGTTTATGAGGACTTGCCGACCGACATGTCTCGGCACGAGTTTGCTCGGCGCGGTATATTCCGGCGCGGTGCGGACATGCTGATAGAAATTTACCAATCGGCATTGCTGTCTAATCCTCTCACGCACACGTACAATGCGGCCAGCGCAGTTGTTATGATGGAAACGCTAATGATTGAGCGTTTCTTAGAAGGTCGGCCTAAAGAAGCATTCGCCATGTTTGCAGCCCAAGGTAAATACATCCCCCAAGCACTTCGCGCCGGGTGGTCAGCATTAAAAAATGAAGGCGTGGTTTCTGGCACACAAACAAAACTAGACGTTAACATGCGGGCTATCTCTCGGCAGGGTGCTGGCTTGAGAAATGCGGCTGAAGGCGGGGGCGGCTTTGAAAGCGCGGCGGCAAATTTCTTTGATGGTTTTGGCATTATGATGCGCTTGCAGGGTTTTCGGCCTATGCTGGCAATGGACGAGACATTCAAGGCACTGGCGCGTGGTATGCAAATTGAGGCAATTGCGGTGCGGGCGCAAGCTGAACGCTACCGAGCCGGAATTGATGCGGGTGAAACTCCAGAGGTAGCACATAATGAAGCCGCCGCCGCGCATCTTCGCACTCTGCATTCTCGCAGTGCTTTTGACGAGGGCGAGAACTTTGCTCAAATGGTTGCGTTCCAAGATGACCTCCCAGGCGGCTTGGGCAAGCTACAAGGCTTTTTCTCACACCCAGTTGTTAAGATATGGGTGCCGTTTTACAAAACGCCTACACAAGTTTTTCGGCGCATTACCGAGCGGACACCGATGGGGTTGCTTATGCCATCGGTCTTGGTGGACAAGTTAATTAAGGGCACAGACGCTGACCGTAAAGAGGCCTTGGTTCGTATAGGCACAGGTTCAGCCATGTTCGGCACCTTAATGATGACGGGTGTTGGTGGAATAAGTGACAACTTTACAATCACTGGGTACGGCCCAACTGATAAAAAACAGCGCAAGACTTGGCTGGAAAACCATGAGCCATATTCTGTTGGCATACGAAAAAAAGACGGCACTTGGGATTATGTAAGCTACGCCCGGTATGACCCTTTCTCTGGTATTCTAGCCGCCTCAGCCGATACAGCATATGTCCTGCAATATACTGATGACACAGAAATGATTGATGACTTGGTTCTTAACGGCGCAATCGCCACCACGCGTTACGTTGGAACCGCTCTGCCAATGTTGCAATTTGTTGGCGAATTGGTGGACGTTGCCGGGTCACCATACGAAGAACATGACAGCAAGCTAGACCGCATTCGTTCTCTTTTAACTAAGCAAGTGGCGTCTGCCGCACTTGTAACGGGTCAGCATATAGCAACCGCCGGTCTTGCGCCTCAAGGGCTATTGGCTACGGTCGAGCGTTACATAGACCCTGTAGCGCGTGACAGCCGACCAGAAAACCAATACGACCGAGTGCCGGGGATTGGCCTACAGCCAGAGATACGGGGCATGTACGAGGCGATGCAATACGTGCGGTCTAGAACCCCAGGTCTATCGCAAGACTTGCCGCCAAAGCGTAACCGCTGGTTTGAGGTAGGTATGCAGGGTGTGCCTGATGGTGGTGCTTGGAGGATGTTTGCACCAATGCGGGTTGTTAATCGACCTGGGGCTAACACAATCAATACTGAACTTAACCGGCTCAAGCTGGGCTTTAAGAACTTGCCACGTTCAATGAATGAACCCATGTTGCGCCTTAACGGTGAGCAATACGAGCGGTATATTGAACTGTACAACTACCCGGCTAATTCAAAATACGCCAACGAACTATTTGGCCCTGACAAAAACGTATGGCCAGTAAACGTCTTGGGAGCAATGTTGGAGTTCATCAGCCCTCGCGGAGAACAGCATGACGTTTATAAAGACCTAGTGCCGGGTAAGCAGATAGAGATACTGAACGGCGTCAATGGTACATACATGGGTATCGCCAAGCAGCTTATGCTCTTGGAGTTCGATGACCTACGCGCCCAAGTGGACAAGGTTAAAGGCTACAAGGCGTATCGCGGTCGCAATCCCAGAAGCATTGGCCCAGCTACAGACGCCCAGATGAGAGCCGCCGACCGTAAGAACCAGAACTTGGTCAACTCAACCACAATGGATGAGTTACTAGCCCAATGACAAATCACCCAAAACAGTGTACAATCATTAGAAGGAAGGAATGGTAATGGCTACGTTTTCTATAAGTGCCGTGGCACGAAAGGCCCAGGCGACAGCGAACGGGTCAACCACTCAGTTCGCGTTTTCGTTCTCAGTAAACACTGAGGCAGATGTGGCGGTGTTTGTCGGCACCACGCTCAAGACAATCAGCACACACTACACGGTCAGCATAACTTCCAGCACCGGCGCGGGGTCTATTACCTTCACTAGCGGTAACACGCCAACGAATGGCCAGATAGTCACCATCATGTCCAAGACGGCACTGGCCCGGTCGAGCGTGTACACATCCGGCGGCACGATAAATGCCACCAGCTTGGAGACAGACTTCGACACCAACATGATGCTGTTCCAGCAACAGGATGAGCGCCTAGACCGAGTAATCACTGCACCAGTGGATGACGCCACCAGCATTGATATGACCCTGCCCAACAAGGACGCCCGCAAAGGTACAGTCTTGGGGTTCAATGCCACGTCAGGCAACCCAGAAGCTGGGCCATCTATTACTGCTGTTCAGTCTCTGGCCGATGTGACAACCGCTATTAACTTGCTTGGCACATCCGCAGTGGTTGAAGACTTAGGCATTCTTGGGACTGCCGCAATAGTTGAAGATGTGGGGCTACTTGGAACGTCTGCAAATGTTGCAGCAATGGCTCAGCTTAGCACCTCGGCAGTCCTTGCCGATATGGCGCTTTTAGGCACGTCAGCGGTGGTTGAGGACATGGGATTGCTCGCGACAAGTGCGGTCATTGAGGACATGGGCTTACTTGCTACGTCAGCGGTAATTGAGGACATGGGGTTATTAGCTACAAGCGCAGTCATTGAGGACATTGGGCTATTAGCTACGAGCGCTGTTGTCGAAGACATGGGGTTGCTGGCTAACTCAACAACAATTGGCAACATGAACTTGCTTGGCACATCTGACGCTGTTTCTGACATGAACACCTTAGCAACATCTAGCAATGTGACCAATCAAAACACACTCGCTGGAATAAGTGGCAACATCACAACCGTGGCCGGTATCGCCAGCAATGTGACCGCTGTAGCCGGAGATGCTAGCGACATAGGCGCAGTGGCGGGTAAGGCCACGGAGATTGGATTGCTTGGAAACTCAGACACGGTGGCAGACCTAGCGCTTTTGGGTACGTCCTCTGTTGTTGAGGACATGGGACTGCTTGCGAACTCAACCACAATTGGCAATATGGCACAGCTTGGAACGGCGGCAGTGGTTGAGGATATGGGTATCCTTGGCACATCTGCCAACGTAACAGCCATGTCAAACGTTAGCGGGTCAATAAGTGACGTTAACACGGTTGCTACAAATCTATCTGGCATCACTGCGTTCTCCGCTGTTTATTCTAGCGGGGGAACTGACCCTAGTAGCAATTTAAACGAAGGTGATTTATTTTTTAACACTAGCAGCGATGCTCTCAAAGTCTACGATGGTTCAGCTTGGGTTGCGGGTGTAACGGCTGGTTCTGGTTTCCTGCCTCTTGCTGGAGGTCAGCTTACTGGCAATCTTACAATGGCTGGCAGTCAAACTGTGGACGGACGGGACGTATCAGCCGATGGTACTAAGCTGGATACTTTAGCAACTGTTGGCACTACATCTATTACAACGCTTGGAACAATCGGAACAGGTGTTTGGCAAGGGACAGCAATAGCTAGTGCGTATATTGCAGGAGACGCAATTACAGGAGCTAAGATTGCCGACAATGCCATTAATTCTGAGCATTATACTGATGGCTCTATTGATACAGCACATATTGCAGACAGCCAGATTACAGTAGCTAAAATGGCGGCAAACAGTGTTGACAGTGCTCAGTATGTAGACGGTTCTATTGATAGAGCACATCTTGCAGCAGATATTATTGATGGAACAAAGATTGCTAACGATGTAATTAACTCTGAGCATTATGCGGCGGGTTCTATAGATAATGAACACATCGCAGATAATGCAATTAACTCAGAACATTACGCAGATGGTTCAATAGACCGAGCGCACCTAGCCGCTGATATTATTGACGGTTCTAAAATAGCTAATGACGTTATTAACTCTGAGCATTATGTAGCAGGTTCCATTGATGCAGAACACTTAGCTTCCGACTCTGTAACTGAAGCTAAAATAGCGGCTAATAGTATTGACTCTCAGGCTTACGTTGATGGCTCAATAGACCAAGTACATTTAGCAAACGCTATCGTCAATGAAGCTAAGATGCAGATTTCTAACAGCCCAGTAAACGGCTACATGCTGACTGCACAAAGCGGCAATACTGGTGGGCTGACGTGGGCTGAAGCTGGTGGGGGTGGTTTAGTATTCATAGCAACATCTGGGGCTATAAGTAGTGGAACTGCTACTGTAGTATTTGCAAACCAATTTGACGCTTCAAAGTATCACCACTACAAATTTATGTTGAAAAATATAAAACCAAATAGCAATTATGTAGTGCTTTCTATGCAGACAAGTTCAGATGGTGGCAGTAATTACCTGACTAGTGTTGATGATTATCAAGGCAATGGGGCAACTCAATATGCTGGCATGAAAATATCAGCCCAGTATATCGGACAAAATCACGGAGCGTCAGGAGAGTATAATTTATACCAGCCTCTTGATAGCGGGAATAGAACAACGGCGACTGGAACTGGTGTGCTTGGTTATACGAGTGACAATTGGTACAACCTGATAGCCGCCAATCAAAATTCATACGCTAGAGAGGCGTCTACAGCGGATAATGCTGTCAGATTTATCTTTAACAGTGGAGAATTTGCTAGTGGCGAGATTCAATTATACGGCATAGCCAAATCATAAGGAAAACAAATGCCAAGATTTCATAATATAAATGGCGAAATGGTGCAGTTTTCTGCTGACGAAGAAGCTGCCCGTGATGCGGAAGAACAAGCATGGTCTGACGGTGCTGATACTCGTGCCGCTGCTCAAGTGCGTGAAGAACGTGATGCTAAACTAACTGCTTGCGATTGGAGAGCGTCAAGTGATGTCACGATGTCAAACGAGTGGCGCACGTATCGTGCTGCACTACGTGACGTACCTGCACAAGCTGGTTTTCCAAACTCTATTACTTGGCCAAGTGAGCCTAGCTAATGGATAAAAGAACTGTAGCCAGCGCACATGAGCGCATTGATGGAATAGACAACAGGCTGGTGGCCCTTGAGGTGCGCCTTGAGGAAAGATGGTTGGAGCAACTGCACAGGATGCGGAGGCTAGAACATATCATCTTGGGGTCAGCCGCCGCCACAATTGCCCTGCTTCTCAGCCTAATAATGGAGTAAAGACATGGTAACTATCGTGGACCTTAACCCTCATTTGCGTACAATTAACAAACGTGACGTTGATGTTGAACAGTTGAAGCCGGAGAAGCGCAAGCGTGGACGGCCAAAGAAGACAGACAAGAAGTAATGACATGCCTATCGCAGAGATTTTAGTCGGCATCAGCCTGGTCAAGGCATCAGCCTCGGCCATCAAGGAAGGTTGTTCAGCGGCTAAGTCTCTTAGCGATATGGCCAGTTCGGTCGATGCTCTATTCGAGGGCACCAAACAAGTTCAGAAGGCGCGGGCCAATCAGTCTGGCATGTCAATGCGGGACCAGCTTGGCGCAGGGTCAGCCGCCCAAGAAGTCATTGATGCCCGCTTGGCTAAGGAGCTATTGCATGAGGCCCGCATGGCTATCTCAATGCGTTTCGGACCATCAGCCTGGACCGAGATTGTTCAACTACAGCAAGCTAGGGACAAGGAAGCCAAGCGTCTGGCGGCAGTTGAGAAACAGCAACGGCTTGAAAAACGCGAGGCCATACAAGGCGTGTTCATTGTCATTGCCAGCGTGGTCATCGGCATCACCATCATTGGGATTGTTCTTGCGGTCATCTGGGTAAGCCAGCAACCGCCGCCACCAGCGGAGGGGGTGCGATGATGATACCCGTACTGGTTTTATCTGTAACCTTGGCCGGGTTGTTAGACCCGCCGACTGTGGTCTGCCACCTGTGGAAACGCCTAGAAATTAACGATGTTAAACAATGTATTTATCGGGGGCCAAACAAGACGTTTTATACTCACTTTGTCACAAACAGCTACCGCGAATGTGTCCCCACTTTTAACTGCCCATACAACCGCAAAGACAAAACCCCGTCAGTCCAAGACATCTTGCGGGGCATCAACGAAGGGTTCTCCAAATGACAATCGAAGAGAAGCACCACCTCAACTATGAAACATACCAGCGCAACCGGCGGCACATGTGTTGGGGTGCAATGTCCATGATGCTGATATGCACCGCTGCAACGGTCTATGACCCAGCGCGTATGGAAGCCGCCGAGAGTATCCTGATGGCGCAGTACCTGGCGCTCTCCGCATTAGTCGGAGCCTACTTCGCTGTTGGGCACAAAGAAGCATGAGCATCGTAAGCGCACTGATTGCCCCGCTTACCGGCGTTCTAGACAAGGTCGTTCCTGACGCCACCGAGCGGGCACGGTTGGCCCATGAGATAGCCACCATGTCAGACCAACACGCGCAGCAAGCACTGTTGGCCCAGCTAGAAATCAACAAGGCCGAGGCGGCGTCAGGCAGCACGTTCAAAGGTGGTTGGAGACCGGCAGTAGGCTGGGTCTGCGCGGCGTCCTTTGCGTACAATTTCCTAGTGTACCCTATAGCGGGTGCATTGTACGGCATCTATGGCTTTTACGAGTGGGCCGAGGTTGCCCCGGTCCTAGACATGGGGCCGATGATGACCGTTCTAGGCGGCATGCTTGGGATTGGTGGGTTGCGTACCTACGAGAAGCAAAAGGGCCTGACCAAGTGACAAGCGACACGGTCATACCAATGCCAAAGCGGTCCGACCTGGATGAGCAGTTCATAATTTTAGAAGCCCAACGGCGTCAGGTTGAGCGCCAAAAAAAGCTAATTGAGGAGCAAAGTAAATGCCTAGAAACATCACAGAAATCATCATTCACTGCACAGCCACCAGAGGAAACTGGTACGCTGACAAGCCGGTTGAGGACGTTGTTGCTGAGTTGACCCGGTGGCACACAGAGAAGCCGCCAAACGGAAACGGCTGGGCGGACTGCGGTTATCACTACGTTATCCACAGCGATGGCATGGTCGGCTGCGCTCGGCCAGTACACAAAAGTGGTGCCCATTGCCGTGGGCGCAATCGAACTAGCATAGGCGTGTCGCTTGTTGGTGGGCGCGGTGGGTGCAAGGACGATGAGTTCTTAGACAACTTCACTGAGGAGCAAGATGAATCACTGCGGCACCTTATCGGTGACCTCAAGCAAGATTACCCCAGCATCACTAAGATAAGTGGCCATCACGATTATGCCCAAAAAGCATGCCCCTGTTTCTCGGTCGAGGATTGGTTAATTGGGTAGGCCAGAACGTACTGGGGATGGCCCGCGAAGAGCCGCCTTCCTCCAACGCATGGGACGTATGCCCGGTCCAGAACGGCGCAACGGTAAGCCGACTCCGCTACTCAAAAGTCTGATGGACTGGGGTGCCAGTTCTAAGCGCGAGGCAGTGGCCAAAGGCAAACGAATAAGTGAACGCAACCAAAGGATAGGATAACAAATGGCTAAGAAACCTGGCTTGTATTCTAACATAGCAGCAAAGAAGAAACGCATAGCCGCCGGATCCGGTGAGAAGATGCGAAAGCCTGGCACCAAGGGTGCGCCTACGGCCAAGGCATTCAAGCAAAGCGCCAAGACAGCAAAGAAAAGATAATGCACCTCTTCGTCCTGTTCGTATTTATTGGGCTGGGCGAAGGGCGTGAACTGGTCTCGGATACAATGGCCTTCCAAGACATATACACATGCAATGAAATGGCCCGGCAGGTTGTTAAAAGATACGGTTTTACCAACTCGCCGGACGATTTCGTTGTGGCATACTG